GATCGTGAACCTGCTGACGCAGACCTTCCGTCTCTTCGGCGGACATATTAAAGAGCGCACCTAACTCGGTTGCGCCCTTTCCGAGGACCTTGCTTGCGAGCGCAGTCCTTTGAGTTTCATCTTTAACGTTTTGGAGTGCTGAGATCGTCGCATTGAACAGATCTTCCTGACTCATGTTTGCGATCTGCTCCTGGGAGATGCCGAGCTTCTGGAAAGCATCGGATCCATTTGTCGCAGCATTGGCTAATGTCTTCATGGAAGACTTGAGCGAGTCAATGGAAGCACCTGCGTGCTTCATGATGAAGTCCCACTCCTGATAGCCTTTAGCGGAAATTCCCATCTTCTGCGACATTTTGTCGATGTTGTCACCATAACTGGCCACATCGTTCGCAGCACTGACGAAAGCCTTTCCTGTTCCAATAGCAGCGGCACCGATTGCAGCCATAGATGCAGCGATCGCTGCTCCTGCTACCTTCAGACCTTTTCCAAGAGACTCACCCAGCGTTTTTCCGCCTTTTTCTCCGGCTTCCTTCGCAGCAGGCTCGACCGCAGCACCCATTTCGGTTGCTATGGTCTTCTGTGAGCCTTCAAGCGAGGGCACGATGGTGACATAGGCTTTTGCGACCTCTATATGCTTACCGTCTGCCATTTAATTACCTCCAATAAAAAACCGCCTTATTGGGCGGTTCTTTTTCCTTGCCTCTCCTTTATCCATTGATGCAAATCGTTTACGGGGAGAGCTCCCTTTCCAAACTTGCGCGTGTCTTTTTCACCCGGTCGCGAGTAAGGTTTTATCTGTTTCTTCTTTCCGCTGATCATGACGGCGATGACCTGCAAAAGGTCGTAAATGTCCGCCAAGATCTGATTAGTCTTTAACGTGTTTTCCCACCCTGTCTGGACTCCCAGATCACGAGCGAGAGCGGAACCTGAATCAAGATTCCGTACAAACGAATTAAGGGCGCTCCATGACAGAGCGCCCCCAACATCGTCCAAAGTGTAACTGGTCTTTGTCAGAAGGTCGAAGTTTAGCGCCTCAGCGTGTTCATCAATGAACTCCGCGAGGCTTACGATTCCCCCAGGGACTGCCCGTCTTCCTTCTCGTTTGCTCCTGACCATGCTTTCGCAAGCTGAGTCAATGCGCTCATCGGCAAGCTCTCGATAACGTCTTCCGGAATGTATTCCTTGAAGAACGCAACGAAAGCATCGATCTGTTCAAACTCGTCCTTCTTTTTGGTAATAGCCACAATCGCTTTTACCTTCTTGTAAGGCAGGGAGGTTGCGAGCGGAATCTTGTATTCCTTGTCCTCAATGTTTACTACTAAAACTTCTGTGTCCTGAGCTGATAAATTGATCTTAGGCATGGTTAGATCTCCTTTTTAATTAGGACGTTACCTGTCCGTCATCGTGTCCAAATGTCCAATCGCCCTGGATGCTTGCGCTCCAAATTGTGGCTTCTGTTCCGTTGAGCGGGACGTCGTCGATAGAATCTATAAGTCCCGACTCGCAGCCTACCATACAGAGCGTATCGCCGTCCTTGATAAGGAAGAGGTATGCCGCAGGTGCTGCAGATACGTCAGGTGAGAGCTTAACCTTCGAGACCTTTCCGTGCGTAGCGTTTGCTGCGATAACGTCAACGTTATCTGCACCGAAAAGTGTCTCAAGGACCTTCTGAGTCGTGTCGAGGATCGGGACCGATACGGAACCAGGTTCTGTGTTGATTTTTCTCTTAGGCTGAAGGGCCCAGTTGCGAATTACCTCGCCGCTCGGAAGGGTAAGTGTCAAGCCGGTTTCGCCTACGTCGCCCACGAGCTGCCAGTCTGCTGCGAGAGATTCTCCAGGGTAATTCGGAAGTGCCGTACCGGCGGGAGCTGTGTAAAACATGCCAACGGAGTTACCAGCGGCTACTAATACTTTCTCCATTTTTTTATCTCCTTTAGTTAATATTGAACGATTCTCTGTGTGCCGTTACCTGAACGGTCAGCGTGCAGAGTTTTAAGTCAGGCCGCACCGGATCGTTCCCCCAGCGTGCGAGACTGTTGATTGAGACATTACGAAGAGCGCCGAACTGACTGCTTGCCTGCGCTTCAAGAAGGCCCTGAGCCGTCCTGATCAGCGTAAAGGCTTCCTCGTCGGTCTTGGCCCTGGCATCGAGCACCACCGTGAACGTGTCAATGGTATTCTCGGAGGTCCCGCCCGTAGCCGTGACCAGGATGCAAGGTGTGGTGAAGTTCTCCGGAAGAGGTCTGACATAGACCGTCAGATAGTCTTTCAGAGCCAGCCTGATCTGATCCTCGATGTCCACTGGTCTTTTGATGTTCATGTGAGTGCCCTCGTCATTATCTTGTCTTCGGTTTCTGCGGCTACCGCATAGGGATCAGACGTTGATACAAAGCCTACATAACGGCCTTTATACGCAGCGGCGGTTGCTTGCTTGATCTCTGTATTGAACGCAGCGTCAGCATCCGTCCCGTCAAGGCTCACCGCCGCGAAGTTAGTCACACAGTTCTGTTTGATGTTCTCTGTGACTTCCTGCACGACCTGTTGAGTCCCTGCCGTCTGGAGGATGTCTCTGAATCCGTCGCTGATGAATTGTATCTTTGCGATTCCCTTAGCCATGATAGCGCCTCAAAGTTACCTGAATGTGGTCAAGATGCCCTGTTGCGGAAGGCTGGATTCTAACGTCTCCGTTGATCTCATAGTCCTTCCCGTTGAAACGGATCCGATCCCCGGCTTCAATGTCCGCATCAGGCGGAGCAAAGAGTGTGTAAAGGTCAGATATGCCAAGAACGCGGCCGTCTTCCGAAAGTGATGTGGAAGCGGGCTGCATTGAGCAACCTCCAATGTCCAAAGTGTTGACGTTGGTCCAGTCGAAGATCGTTGAACCTCTTGAGTCCACTGTGCTCGGTCTGATACGAGTCACGATCTGATTGCAAAATGAAGGAAGCATAAGTTACCTCCCCGGTCTTGTTCTCATGTCGATCGCACCAAGAAGCTGTTTCCTGAAACCAAGAGCCTTTTCATCAGATGGCCAGAGCTTGATCGCTCCGGAAGAGTTCGGGAGCGAGTAAGACTGTGAAACGGATCCTGCGCCCTCACTGTATGAAGTGGCAGGAAGCATGTTTCCGGGAGTGTTGAGTTCCCTCATAACCACATCACAAGTCACAGACTTGACGATGTTGGCATAATCAGGATCGGCAGCGATCATGAGATCGACATCCTTCCCGACACTCTTTGCCTTAATTCTGATGAGACTACTGATCATGGGGATGAGCTTGTTCGCACGGTACTGTTCTTCAGCACTGAGCGCTCTTTTCAGGTCAATTATGTCTTGAACTGTTGCATAATCTGACATTTTTATACCCTCATTACTTCTTTGTGGTCTTCTTCGTTGTGGTCTTTGTGGTCTTCTTTACCGTCTTCTTGACAGGCTTAACTTCCTCTGTCTCTGTAACGACGGGAGCGACAGCAGGCTCCTTTGCAGGAGCCTTGCCATCAATTCTTACCCAATTGCCGCCCAGCATGGAGGGCACGTCAACGACCGCGCCTGTCTTGACGTTGCGAAACTTCATAGATTAGGAACCAGCAGTCTCGATACGAGCAAATGCAGCGCCGTCGAGGATTCCCCAACCAACGAAAGCCTCAGCTCTGAGGTAAACCTGGTTGTAACCCTTGAGGTCCTTGCCAGAGTTGTCAGGATCGCCGTATTCGATTACGTCGAAGTTGATAACGTCAGCATAGCCCCACTTGAAGGCATACTTGAAGTCGCCAACATAAGCGTACTCACCAACAACAGCAGAAACTGTTGTGTTGACGTCGCAGGGGATTCCGTTCATAGCACCGGGATTTGCACCGAGCTTGAACTGAGGATACTGAGAAACACCGGACTCCTTGATGTCAGCGAGACCGGAAGCGAATGTCTTAGAGAAAGCCATACCGCTGTTGTCATAATCACCGAGAGCTGCAACTGCGCTTGTGAGGTTGCCCTCGAGGTCAGTAGCATCGTATGTGATGGATGTTACGTCGCTGTTTGTATCGAGTGAGTTGTCACCGATGAGAGTTGTAGCGAGAGATCCGGTTGCAGGGTTTGTTCCGTGCATAACCATGATGTCGAGACCGCGAGCGATCTTCTTAGCGAAGCCGTCCTTGAAGCCCTGGAGGTATTCAAGCCTCTTCTCGTCAGAGCATCTGATGAATTCATCAGAAACACGAGCGCCGTACTCAATCTTGACGGGGCGGATCTGAACGGGAGCGTTGGAGTTGGTGTGAGCTGCCTTTGCTTCGTTCTCGCCAACGAGGTTGATCTCGCCGTCGAATGAGAATGTCATAACGTCTGTACCGCTGAAAGCGATAGGTGTCTGATCAGCGAGCTTTGCGATTGAGCTGTGGCCCTTAGCGCCTACGAATACGTCTCTAACCAGCTCGTGAGGAAAATCTGTTGATGTAAATGCCATAAGTCATTTCTCCTTTGTTTAATTTGGTGTTTTTATGCCGTTGAGAACCTGTCTCAGAGCAGCGGTGCTCTTGTCATAGTTCTCGCCTGCTTCTGTGTTTTTTGTCGGCAACGGCTTTGAACCGCTTCCAACGAGTTTTTTGAGGGATTCCGCATCGGATCTGATGGAAGCTTCATCGTCTCCACCAATCCTTGAAACCCACTCATAAGAAAGACCGACCTCGTGGGCAATCCGAGACTTTAATGAGGCTGTCTCGTAAGCCTTGTTTTTCGCCGTAAGGTCTGCAATAGTCTGCTCGTCACCCTCGTGAGCCTTCTTAAAATCATCAAATGCCTTATTAGCGTCATCTATGGCCTTCTGATGGTCCTCCGGAGAGATCCATCCTTCATACCTCTTCTGCGTGGTCTCACGCTCGCGCTTCAGGCGCTCTTTGATGATGTTGTCCAGCTCTTCCTGAGTTTCGATAGGCTTGAAGCCTCCCTGAATTTCTTCTGACATGGTTTTGTCCTTTCTCCCGATTTCCCGTTCGGTAACGTAGATTTATTAGTAACCGACGCGTTGCTTTTTGACTTCTTTAGCCATCATGCACGCGTGAGTTGCCAAAACAGCAGACTCTATCAACGCGACTTCGATGTCATCGTCAAGAGTCTGATAGCCATAACCGCCGCCACTTCCGATTGCTCTGTGCTTGCAATTAGAAACGCTCTGTCGCATGGCAGGCTGGCCATTATGACAAAGCGTTTTGTTGGCTATTGCGGTCTCAAAGTCTGATGATGCCTGGACTATTTCCTTAACTGTCGCAGCTTTGACTCCCTTGAGCTTTTGCTCTTTACATTCCCTCTGGAATGTCTCGAGCCCGGAAGCACCGTCAACCAAGATCGTCTTCACCTTGCACTTGATCAGGAAACTGATCATCCATTCGTTGCCGTCTCTCTGGTTTCGGCAGTCGATACCTTCAACGAATATCCGGTTGTCTTCTGTCTTGACCGCGATCGACAGGCATACGTTCTGTCCATCCTTTCCAAACTTCACTCCGGCGAATATGCCAGGCTTGAACTTCGGGAGCGTTTCAACTTTCAGTGCATCCCATTCCGGAGCGCTGATCGCTGACTGCTGGTTATAACGGATCCATAAGCCC